TCTTTTTTCAATACATTCGAAACAAACTCCTCTGGACTTTCTGTATTGTAAGGAGGAATGAGATGTCCGATGGGGCCTACTTTATGTAGTTTACCTCGAGGCGGGGCTTGATCAGGTCTCGATGCCGTTCGATAATTATTAATCGCATTTCGATCGGCAAGATCATAGCCTTCATCGTATGCGGGACTCGCGTCTTCTTCTCTTTCCTTTTCATGAACGGCATCTTCAAACCCTTGTGTCACATCCGCCAGTTCACTCGAGTTTAGGTGGTGTCTTTTAGCAAAAGGTTTGACGTACGCGTCCCACAGTCCTTCCATGACAGCATGTTGTCTTGTTTTCGACGAAACTATATCCGTGGAAGTTCGTTTCATTTACCATACAGCAAGAATAAATTTAAAACGTACGAGTTTAAAACTTACGTTTTCCTCCCTTCTTGTGTAACGTACCCTTGTACTTTAACGGCTCTTCGTAAAGGATGTTCTCCTCGTCTTTCGCAGCCCTTCCCATCCCTTGATTGATGACTTGACTGTAGGGAGGAACATGATGGGCTTTCTGCTCGGGTTCAGCGTTAAATTCCGTGATGAGTTCTTCGTTGCTCTCTTCGGGCTCAGGAGACGGCTCCACGACAACAGGAGTCGTAGTAGATATCTTTGGCGCTTCGTACGCCTTGTAATTCTCTTCGGTTTCAATGTGGTTTAGTTCATTGGGGTTCGATCCGATCGGCATACCGCAACCGAATACCGGAGAGTAGAAAAATCCAGAATCACCATCCTGAGCGTATCGTTGGAAAAAATCCGATTGTCTCATTCCCGCTCCTACCATCGGATGCCAACCATTCCAGACGGGCTGTGACCACGAACCTCCTGCGAGACGCGTCTGTTGTCGTTCTTGTGACAGGTTGAAGTGGGCATGATAATCATCACGTGGGTCGTTCGACTGTGCATAGTATGGGTCTCTTGCGTACGCGGTTTCCATTTTATTATAGACATAAGAATTTAATTATTGCTGTAAAATACGATTCGCATATTCAGCAATCAGTTGAGCAACTTCTCGGGCAGGACGATACAAACGGTTGTTCCCCGGCACTCGGGGGTTGCCTCCCAGTTGCCGAAATACGGCTCGGGCTCGATCTTTGCCCAATCCATTTGCTTTCGCTACCGTGTCGTACTGCATAGCGAGTTCGCGAAGAGGATTCGGAGCAACGGGGGCAACGGGGGCAGGAATAGGGGCGGGAAGAGCGGGAATAGGAGCAGGAATGACCTCTTCTATTTCTTGGGCTCGTCGTCGTTGTCTGTCTCCGCGTACAACGAGACCCTCGAGATCCACCCATTGATCGTACATCCGATCTAGATCATAGGTCTTCAGGTAATTCGTATCACCTACATGAGTGGGTTGATGTTGAGGAGCATTCGCGATAACATAATCGTAGAACCGCTTAATGGCTTGGTTACGAGTAAGGGCTTTCTTTTTCCGAGCGAGGTCGTGTGTGGTCTTTGACATCTCTTGAATCTTGAAGCCTTCCCGATTTAACCCTCTGAACTTGTCCGCATTAGACTGACTCTGTGCACGACGTTCTATTATTTGTCCTCGCCTCGCTCCTTGTTTGTACCGCTTTACTTGTCCTCTTGGTCTGACTACATCATTCGCCCAGTCCTCTTGAACCTCAGGATTCGTCGATTCACGACCCATCATCGCACGAATAAATCCAGAAGCCTGATTCCCACCCTTCTTGGGATAGAGTAACCTCATTTCATCGTTGAACGATTCTTCTAGTACATCATTTTCACTGCGTCCCTTTGCGATAAGTGCCTGTACACGAGCAAGAAAAGTAGCCAGAATCCTTTCTCTGTGATGTTGATTCCAGTCTTCACCGTGTTCTGGGTTATTCCTCCAACGAGAATCAAAATAAGCAATCTGTTCACCAACACCACTACCCATAAGATGATCCAGTGTAACACGTGAACCTCCAATCCCAAAGTACTTGTTCGCCAACGCACCGAGATAAGTCGTCCCTTGTGAAAACTGCTTTGTGAATTCAGGGAGGTCACGAGCGAGAGCCGATATGTCCTGAAAGACAAAGAGACGTTCCGGTTCGCGGTAGAGTCCTTCACTCGATAACAGCATTTCCATAAAGTCCTGACAGTTGTTATGTCCCATGGCGGAATACGAGAAGAATTTAGAGTCTCCGACTCGCTGTCGTGTCTTATCAAACATTCCCTTAATGGTAATCATACTGTGGTCACTGGGAATCGGGACTTCTTGGGTTTCCATTCCTTCTGCCGTTTCAATTCGCTCGTTGACCGATACGACGGCCAGTTTCTCAATCGCCAGTTGCTTACGAGACTTTGCTCCCCGTAAGGTTACCACCATCGATAAATGGAAGAACTTGTCGAATCCCTCACGTTGTTTCAATCGCTCCCATTCACCCGCCGATACTCCCTGAAGTACCAACTGCAACGTATCGGATACCGGTACACGACGTAATTGAATCGAGGCGATAGGAAAATGACCGTATTTATTCAAAAGGGCTTTCGTCGAGTCCGAGAAATCACTGATCGTCAGAGCATCTTTGACGTAATCAATGGCACCCGAAACTTTGTTAGCAACATAGTCGTATCCTTTCTTAAAATAATCGAACATTGAACCACCAACAAGATGTTTATGTTCTTCTTTTATAATTCCAAAAACGATTCTGATATCATCATTGATGACTTTGGTTCGGAACGACTTCTTTTCAAACTTGGTAGGTGGAACAACGCGAAAATGAAAAAAGTTTTTTGATTCACTAATCTTACGTGGTTTTTTACCCGTAATTTTCTTATAAATTTGATGTGCTTTTTCAATCGGAACGGTGTCCCGAATTTCTATTTTCTGGATCGTCCAATTTGCAGGTTCTTCCATTTATTATATTACAATAATAAAAAAATTTGTAACTTAAACATATCAATATTATTATATAAAGTAGTCAAAGCAAAAAATGCCCGATTATCAGAACGGAAAGATTTATAAAATTATTGGAGGTGACGAGTGTTATGTTGGAAGCACCGTTTTATCATTAGCAAAACGGTTTAGTTCTCATAAAAAAGATAGGGATACTACTGCTAAACTTCTTTTTGATAAATATGGAATAGAAAACTGTAAGATTGAACTAATAGAGTTATTTCCTTGTCAGACTAGGTCAGAACTGAATAAACGAGAAGGTGTATGGATTATACAATTGAAAAGCGTTAATAAGTGCGTAGCAGGTAGGACACCCAAAGAATCACAACGAGCAAATTACATAAAAAATAAAGAACGGATAAAGAAATATAGAGACGAACACAAAGAAGAAAAAAAAGAATACCATAAAGCATACCGTGAAGCACATCGTGAAAAGATTGTAGCATATTTACGAGAATACTATAAGAAGAAACGTGAAGAACGATTGTAAATTATTTATCATTTTAATTACGTTGTGTAATTAAAAAAATTTTATTTCTTTTCTAATTACAAATGGAAACTCCTTTCAAGAAAGAGTTAGAACATAAACTCCTCAACGACAAGAAACTCGCTGAAAGTTCTGTAAAACTCTATCTCCGTAATCTGGAGAAATTGAACGATAATGCTCCGCTTAAAAATCTAAACTTTCTGAAAGATGTTGAGAAGATTACGAGTAAATTAGTGAAGTATCGTGAAAATACAAAACGCGGGTATCTGATCTCGATTACCTCTGTGCTGTCACTGGATAAATCCACCAAACCGAAACAAAAGTTGTACGACGACTATTTCAAATTGATGATGGATAAAAATAAGGAATTGAAAGCCGCAGAAGCCAATAACGAGAAGTCTGATACACAGGAGAAGAACTGGTTGACCCAAGATGAAGTGAAGGCCGTGTACAACGAACTCAAAGAAAAAGTCGATGCATTCAAGGGTTCGAAGGAAATCACCGTCCCCCAGTATACTACCCTCCTTCAGTTCGTCGTTCTCAGTCTGTACGTGTTGCTTCCTCCTCGCCGAAATGAGTACATGCATACACAGATCGTTAGGACGGCATCCGAAAACAGTCCCACCGATGTAAACTACTTAGATCTGGAACACAATCGATTCATCTTTAACAAGTACAAGACGTCCAAGAAAGAGGGTCAGACGATGATTGACTTTCCTGATGAACTCAAGAGCGTGATTACGACCTATATCCGATTCCATCCCCTGATCAAAGGGAAGGTTACTAAAAAGTTCCAACCCGTTCCCTTTCTCGTCTATAGTGACGGGAAACCGTTCGATCAAGTCAATAGTATCACTCGTATTCTCAACAAGGTCTTTGGTAAGAAGGTCGGATCCAGCATGTTACGATCCATTTATCTAACATCAAAGTACGGCGACGAGCGAAAGGAAATGATTGAAGACGCGAAAAAAATGGGTCATAGCGTTGAAACACAGCAAACGAATTATGTTAAAATTGACAAGTAATTCATTACCTTCAAATTGCTAACGCGTCCTTCATTTCATTCTCGCGTTTTCTGTACCACTTGGTTACCTTTTCGATCGTAGAAGGAGTTAAATACTCATTCAGGTGACGCAGTAAGAAGGTATCGTCCTCTGTCTGATGGTATCCTTCTCGTGGAAAGAACTTGGTAACAAGAAAATGTTTCTTATAACACTTTTTCCAACCGATAAAAAAAATAATATCTCCATAGACAACCAATCGTAGTACCTTGCTGTACTCCTTTTTCTCAAAGAATTCCATGTACGGATGAATGATACCATAGAAAATCTCTTGTGCCGCGTCTATTAACACGTCATCTGACAGTTCTCTCATGTTTGATTAGATCTGATTATTTATTTAATTCAAACGTTTTTAAGTTAATTATAAAAAATATAATTAACTTTATGTTAGAAGTGAAAAGTGTTGAGAAATGAATAAACTTCTTTTTCGAGCAAGGTGATGGTTATGATACGACGGGCTTTGATACGTTGGAAATTTACTTCATTATGGGTCTTTTTCTTTTCACGGAATTCAGGGTCGTTGGCATACTTGTTTTTTAACCAATTCTTGATATATGCCTTACTGTGTTCGGTGATGGGGCGAGTCATTTATATATGATTGTTGATAATCTTTTAACTTTTGAATAAAGTGGTCTGGGTGGTCTGTGTCCGGGTGGGGGGGGGAAGTCGCTATATATAGGTACAATTACAAAATAAATTTATAAATTTATAAA